CCTGCCCCGACCCGCGTTCCATCGGTGGCCCGTTCAAGCCAGGGGACACGACGATGACGGCGGGGAGTTCGTCGGCGACCTCACCGGACGGCAACGTCTGCAACGACTGGGCGTACACCCGGACCGGCGGCAACGTGACCGTCTTCTGCCGGGCCACCTCGTACGTGTACGCCGCCATCCACGACATGAGGGTCGCCCGGACCGCGGCCTCCACGTCGTCACCGGTGACGATCAGACCGTACGCGGATGTCACGGCCCACCCCCGGGGGGTTTCAGGAGGTGCTCGCGGATCGTCGCGGTCCACTTGTTCCGGCGGGCCCGGTCGATCGTGACCAGCTTCCGGCGGCGCCGGCCCGACCCGCGCTGAGCGAAGATCGCCTGCCGCAGGTCGGTGCCGAACACGGCCTCACTGGGGCTGATCTCCGTGACCGCGCCGGGGCCCTTACCGGTCGTCAACGCCCGCGCCAACGCGCCCGTCGCCCGTTCGATCCGCGGGTCCAGGCCGCGGGCGACCTTCCGCGACAAGTATTTCTGCGTCAACGGCGCCCACTTGAACTTCCCGCCCTTCGACGCGAACAGGCCCCGTTCCGTCGCCAAGAACTGGCGGTGGATCTCCAGGAACGCGGGGGTCATGTCCTGCGCGTGGCCCGTGATCCCGTCCAGGCGCCGCAGGTACCCCTTGAACACGACGCCGTTCCCGCCGGTTCCTTTCCCGACCTCGAACGCGATCCCCAACGTCACCGGGCACCCCTCACGGCGTGTACGGGACGGTCGGGGTCATCGCCTCCAGGGCGCCCTCACGGACCAGTCCGTCGGCGCCCACACCCGACAGGCGGGCCGGGGACTGCGCCCGGACCAGGACCTCCGAGTGGTGCCACCCCGACGTCAGACCCGGCCACGACTGGGGTAGGCCGATGACGTCCATGACGCGGCCCTCCCACAGGACCCGGTCACCGACCTGCAAGTCCAGTTTCACGCCACGCTGCGAGAAGATCCGCCAGTCCTCGTTCGACTGGATACCGGCCGCGTCACGGGTTTCCGTGGTCACCACCGGTTGGATCGACACGCCCGTGACCGTGACCTGGGTCGCGTTGTCCCAGTCCCGCTGCGGGAGGAGGACGCCACTGTTCGGTGACCTGAGCTGGGGGGCGCGTTCCCGGATGTACGACTGGGAGTAGATGAACGACACCCGGCACCCCCCAACAGGTCAGAAGCTGGTGACCACGATCACGACACCGACGCCGCCACCCGAACCTGCGCCAGAGTTGCTGCCGTTCAGGGACGCCCCACCACCCGACCCGCCGCCACCCGGCGCGGGTGTACCACCGCGACCAGCAGCCCCCGTGATGGACGCCGCTCCGCCACCACCCGAAGTAGTGGCCAACCCGGACGCCGCCGACGCCGCTGGGCTGTCCGGTCCGTTACCACCGGGAACAGTGCCGCCGGTGGGCCGATCCGTGGACAAGCTGAACGCGGAGTTCCGGCCGCCGCTGCCGCCCGCCGACGGCGAATCACCGGAAGTGATACCCCCACCCGACGCGCCACCGGGTCCACCTGCGCCACCCGGGGCGTTCGCGTCACCGCCGTTGGTTCCCGCCCCGCCGCTGGTGGAGGCCGTGCCACCGCCAGCGCCGGAGAACACGCCGACGACAGCCTGGCCGCCGCCGGTGCCGGCAGTAGCGGTGCCGCCGCTCCCGGCGCTGCCACCCGCAGCGACCACGAGGGCCCTGGCGATGGCGGTGCCGAACTGCGAGTTCGTCCCGGCTGTCCCAGCGTTGCCGTTCGTGTCATCGGCGGTGACTGCGGCACCACCCGTACCGGGGGTACCGACGGTGACGGTCTCGGTCGGGTTGAGGATGGACGCGTCGACGATCAACTCAGATCGGGCGCCACCACCAGCACCACCACCGCCACACCGGACCGTCCCGGCGGCGCCACGACGCCCCGAACCGCCACCCCCACCCGGGCCGTGGACGATGACCCGGACCGTTTTCGCGCCGGCCGGCTTCGTCCAGGTCCCCGACGCCGTGAACACCTGCACGTCAGTCGAGTTCTGGGTGGCGGCCGTCCCGAGCCCGAGGTTGGTGCGCGCGGTCGCCGGCGACGTGAGGTCGGACAAGTTGTTCGCCGCCTGCGCCAGCGCCGACAGCGGCAGGTCGTCGGCCACGACGTACCAGACGCCCAGGCTGGCCTTGTACTGCATGACGGCGCCCTGCGCCTGGTAGGTCAAGATGAGGCTTGTTCCACCACCGGACCGGTTGAAGACGTCAGACCCACCGCAGTTGATCGTGACGGTGTTGCTACCACCCCGGAGTACGTGCTTGGCGGCGACAACCTTCCCGTCTGCGGGCGCGGTCGGGAGCGTGAGAACCAGGCTCCCGGAAGTCGTGTCGAACGGAACCAGATCACCTGCCGCGGCCGTGTAGTTCGCGGCCTTGACCGCCGTCGGGGTCAGCCCGAGACCGTCGCTGCCGCCGCCGCCCGCGACACCGGTCACTGTGGCGCCCGTGAAGTCCTGCGTACCGGTGAAGACGTTCGGGCCGGCCTTCGCCGCGTACAAGGCGCCCAGCGCCGCCAACGCGTCGGACGAGAAATCCTGTCCCTCAACGGAACCCGTCGGGACCACGCTCGCCGACTGCAACGCCACCATCGCCGCCGCTGCGGCCGTGTAGTTCCCCGCGTTCAACGCCGCCGTCAAATCGGATGCTGCGGACACCGTCAACCCCCCACCGAGAACACGCCGCCACGGCGGAGACCAATAGCTCGCAGATCCTGACGCAACTGGTTGATCAACGAGGCGGTGCCGGTGCCACGCTGATTACCCATGTACTGGACCCGGACCCCACCAACCTGCTCCTCGCGGATCAGGCCAGGGTTCACCACGAACCCAGCCGCCAACCCGAGCATGATGTCCAACAAGCCCGGCGGCAGAGCCGCACTCGACTGGTAACCCGACGACCACGTCACCTGCACACGCGGCCCCCACACCTCGCTGCCACGCTGCTGGCCCGGCCACCACCACAGCGACGGCCACCGCGCCGCCGGGAAATACTGGCCCGGCCACGGCGCGCCCGGCCACCTACGGGACAGGACATCGCCCTGGACGTAGAAGTACTGGCCCTCGACCACCAGGTGCGTCGCACCCGACATGTCGACCTCGTACACCGTCAACGGGTCCGACGGGCCCCGCACCAGGGGCCGCTGCGGCAGCACGATCCGGTCCGTCCCACCGACCAGGGTCTGGGTCTGTCCCTGCACGAACTCCAACGACAGGCCAGCCACCGACTTGATCAGACCGGCGGCCCGGTCGATCGCCAACTGGGCCTGCCCGGAATCCAGGTCAGGGTTCGCGAGGTGCGTGCGGAGCTGGTCGACGGTGAGGAACGTCAACGCCACGGGACGGCCCCCTCACGGTCGTTCAGGACGCCGGTTCGGCGAGGGCAACCAGCACGGTCGTCCGGTTCTTACCGTCCGGGCCGGCCTCGACGGCACGGACCCGGGCACGCTCACCCGGGTTCGCCCGGACGTAGTCGATGACCTGGGGGCCGGTGTGGTCCCGCGGGTCGAACTCCCCACCGTCCTCGGCGGGGGCCGGCGGCGGCCCGTCACCGGTACCGATGCCGGTGCTCTCGCCGTCGGGGTCCGGCTCGACATCCGGGGACTCGGGTCCCGGGTTCGCCGCAGCATGCGCGGCATCCACCGCGGCCGGATCGAAATCGACCGCCCACCCCGCGTGGCCACCGACCACCACGAAATCCCTCGGGCAGTTCTGCGCCAACCACACCCCCTGATCCCCCGTGAACTCCTGCCCACGACGCGCGGACATCGGCTGGGAGTGCGGGGCGTACCAGAAGTTGACGTCATGCAATGCACGGACAGCCATCGCTGCCTACCTTTCACTGGACGGGGATAGTGGGCAGCGTGGCCCAGTGGAACCTGCGGGACGCCGCGTCCTTCCCCGGCCACGGCGCCCCGCAGGGCTCTAGTCGACGTCCACGGCAGGCGGGAAATTCAGGTCCGCGGCCGGGCCGAGCACCTGCAGCGCGACCACGTCGTAGGCGCGCGCCGCGGCTTCTTCCGTCGGGAACCGGCCAGGGCAGTACGCCTTACCGTTGATCCGCAGACGGGCCTGCCACTTCTCGTTGACCTTGTCCCAGGAGACGCCCCGGTACTTCGACTTCCCGCGGCCGACCGTGTTCCTGGTCGCCTTCACCTCTGCGGCGGTACGCAGGGGTTCGCCGGGGAAGTTCAGCAGCGCGTAGCTACCCCACGTGGAGAACGCCTTCCAGTCGTAGGCGCGGGCTGCGTCTTCCTCGGACATGAACGTCCCGAGGTGGTAGGTCGTGTCGTCCGTATGGACTCTGGCCACCCACCGTTGTCCGGGCATGGCGGTGACGCCCTTGAACGCCGACGACGACCCGGGTACGGCCCCCCGGTTCGCCTGGTTCAGCGAGTTGGTGGCGAGTCGCAGGTTTGACCGGCGGTTGTTGAGGCCGTTCCCGTCGCGGTGGTCGACGGGCGACCCGGCGGGGGCGGCCATGATGTGCCGGTGTACGAGCACCCACCGTTTCCCGGCGGGGGTTTCCTCTGCGAAGCGGGCGTACAGGACGTTCTTGGTCCGGTGCGTGTAGAGGCGTCGGCCGGATAGCAGGGGGACATCCTCGTCGTCGATCGTGAGGATGTCCCCCGAGATGGTGCGGAGTTCAGTCATGCCGCCATTGTATCAGGGCGGCATACGGGGATCACGAATGCTGGATCATGATCCCTCGCTTGTACGTAGCGGCGTCGCCGGTGTTCGCGTCCGACGGGACACCGAAGTCGCCGGTCCACGACCACGTGGTGTTGATCTTCTGCTGGAGGTTGTCCTGCGCCGGCCGAACGATGATCACCGTGTCGATGCCAGCGGCCACGTTCACCATCGTCACGTTCGGGACCGTCGCCACACCCGTGCCGTCCAGGAGCTGGCCCTGGCCCTCCAGCGGCGCCGAGATCAGCGACCCCGCACCCATCACCATCGGCCGGTGCACCGTCAACGTCCCCGCCACACCCGACGCCGCGGTACCGCCGTCAAGGATGGTCGGGGCCTCCACGTTCCGCACCCAGTCGATCCCCAGGAACGTGCCGATCGACATGTCCCGGAACACCGCCGAGTCGCCCCGGCCCTGGTACGCCTGCCGGAAATCCGAGTCCGCGAACAGCTGCGCCTCAGTGTCCGGGTCGACGTGCGCGACGTAGTTCCCGTTGATCGTCGGGACGTTCATCTTCCGCAGCCGGGCCACCGCGGAACGGAACAGGGACGCCGTCGCGATGTTGCTGGCACCCAGGTCGAACGCAGTGTTACCGGTCGGCTGGATCACCACCGGAGCAGTCGCCGCGACCACAGCCTGACCAACAGTCACCGCAGTCGCCGAACCGATCGTCAGGTTCCCCGCGCCCGACGTGGCCGAGGCACCAGTCACGGTGTTCGCGACACCAGCGATCGTCACCGTCAGCGGGTTACCGGCCGACACGGCGGTCGGGACACCATTCACCATCTTGGTGAGGAAGCCCTCCACGTCGTGGACGGCGATCGTGGTACCCGACCCCGCGGTCGTAGTCACCCAGGTCCGGCCACCCTTGTACGCGGTATACAGCTTGTTCCGCGCCAACTGGTTGATCGACTGGCCGGCGTTCTTGCCGAGGGTCTTCACGTCCTGGGCGTACTTGCTGGCCAGGGCGGTCAGGTTAGCGAGCATGTCGGTCTGCACCGTCTGCCCGTATTGATCCATAGACACGCTCCAGCTCTCCAGCGGGTACGTGGCGACGGACGAGTCGGATCCGGTGATCGGGGTGGTGATGACGGGGAGGAGGCCGGTGCGGGTGCTGGTCCGGGTCGAGCCGAGGCCGGCGGTCCACGGGTCGACGTCCGCGAACGCCGCGTACAGCAGTTCGGGGAACAGGGCGTCCCGGAAGATTTGCTCCAGGAACCCGTTCTGCAGCATCGGCTGCAGGGCGGCGGGGAGCGCGGACCGGATGTCGTGCCGGCGGGGGTTCGGGAGGAACGGGAGGGTCCGGAGCGACCGCTCGGCGCGGTCCGGAACGGTCAGGACGGACAAGGCTTACTCCTGTTGGTTGATCTCGACCCGGATGTGTGCCGGGTCCTGTTGGGCCAGCGCGTTGAGGTACGCGATGGTCAGTTCGGTGGCGACGGACACCGCGGCACATGCGCGGGCGCCGTCAAGGTCGCCGGGTTCGTCCCGGCCGTGCCCGGTGACCTCGATCAGCGTGTGTCCCGGTGCGAGCCGGGCCGAGATCGTGATCACCCGTAGGCGGGGAGCCCGAGGCGCCGCTTCTCTGCGGCGAGGGTCTCCGGGTCGTTCCAGTTCGGTGTCGACTGGCCGCCCTTCGATCCCTGCCCGGGGTCGGGTGCGGGGGCCCGCTTCTTCGGCTTCACCGGCGCAGCGTCCGGGTCGTCGTCGTCGGCGGGCTTGGTGGGCCGCAGCCAGTGCGGTTTCTTCGCGAGGACATCCGCGACGGCCTTCTCGATCGCGTCGGTGTCGACGCCGGTGTCGGTGATGAACTCGCCCATGCGGCGTTCGAGGTGTTCCATGACGTCGGTCGGGTCGAGGGCGTTCGCCTCAAGGGCCGCGGTCCGCAGTTCGGACCGGACGGCCCGTTCGTTCGCGGTCTTCTCCCGCGCTGCGGCAGCGGTCGCGGCGGCCTGGGCACGTTCCAACTCGGTGCGCTGGGAGTCCTCGAACTCTTGGATCCTGGCTTGGGCGGCGGCGAGTTCCTTCCGGGCCGTCTCGGCGTCCCGGGTGGCCTGCTGCCGTTTCACCCGCTCCGCCTGGATCGACTTCCAGCGGGGGTCTTTCGGGTCGACGTCGCCCATCAGGTCCCCGGCCGGCTTCGGTGCCGTCTTCGGGGTGGCCTTCTTGGTGGGGGGTGTCTTCTCGGCGTCGCCGGTTCCAGTGCCGCCGCCGTCGTCGGTGTCGCCGTCAGCGTCCGAGTCGTCGGCCGTGTCGCCGTCGTCGCCATCAGCGGTGTCGTCGTCGGGTTCGTCGTGGCGGGACCACGACGGGACGAACGGCAGCCAGTACAGGTCGGGCATCGCGCCCGGTGTCGTCAGGGGAGGCATCGCGCCTTGTCCAATCAGTCATGCCGGATGCCCGGGTCGCGTCGCGCGGCCGGGCCGTGGGGGAAGGGAGCTCGGTGCAGCCCGACCGGCGTCGCGCCGGTGGGGACAGGTGTGGGCGCCTAGGAGGCGCGGAAGAGGGCGTCCAGGGCGGCCGTAGAGGTCGCCGCGTCCCGTTCGCGGATCAAGTACCCGTAGTTCAGGAGGGCTGTTTCCCGGTCCTCCCGGGACGCGTGGTCCCGCATGATCTGCGCGACCGTCGGTCGGCCCGGCACCCGGAACTGGCCTTGCACGAGTTCCGTGCCGCCCGCCGGGCCGCGCCGCTGGTACGGCAGGCCACGGGACATGAGGGGCCCGTACTTCGCTGCCGCCGCAGCGGACGCCGCGCGGGACACCGTGAAGTTCGTGTACCGGGCCTGGGGTGTCCCGGCGGCCTGGTCGATGCGGGCCTGCAGCATCCGTGCACCGCCGACACTGCGGCGGGTGGTGCCCGTGGCCGTGTAGGACCGGCCACCAGCGACGTACATGCCCTGTTTCGCGTTGACGACCTGGGAGATGTCCGCGCCGTGGTCGAGGGCTTCCCGTTCCGCCTGGGTGAGGTCCGTGATGCGGCCCTGCCGGTACAGGTCGATCGGTGAGGGGATGTCCGCGAGGCCCACGACGGCGACCGGGAGACACACGCAGGAGCATCGGGGGTGGCGTTCGAACGCCCGGACCTTGTAGATGCGGCCCGACAGGAGCGCGCACCGGGAACAGCAGCGTGCCCCCACGACCCGGACATACCGTTGGGCGTGGTGGGCGACCATCGATGCCTGCACCGACAAGGTGCCCGCATCGGGCATCTCCGTCGCCGCGTACATGCGTAGCGCCGCCTCACCGGCCCGCAACGCGTCCCCAGGTGCCATCCCCGCAGCGACAGCGGCGTCAGCGCGGGCCGCGGGGATCGCGAGGAGAGTGTCCAGGCCGATCCCCGACGCCCCGTCCCCCGCGAACGCCGCCGCATCCACGGCCACGCCGGCTGCTGCGGGTGTAGCGCCTTGAGCGGTGAGGGTGCGGGCCACGTACCCGTCGGCCATGCCCGCGACCGCCGACTGCCCGGCCGTGAACGCACCGACCGCTTCGGGGAGCCGCCGCGCCCACCCGGGGCCGATACCGGCGGCGTCCAGTTCCCGCCACAGCATCGCCAGGACCGCCGACACCCGGCCCGTGACCGTCGCCGTCGCCGCCCGGTAGGCGACGGCCGCGTCGACCGCTGCCTGGGTTTCGTCGGACACCAGCCACCCCCCGGCGGTCAGGTCGCGGACGTCTAGGTCGCGACGACGTACGGGACCTGGGTGGCCGTCGAAGCGCCCGTGATCGTTGCTGGGGCCGTCGCACCCAACGCGGACCCCGACGTCTGCGCGAGGACCACCTGACCGGACACCACACCCGACGACGCCTTCGACAGGACCGTGATCCCGATGAGGGACGGGACCGTGGACGCGGTGACCGACACCGGCGCCTGGTGGAAACCCGACGTCAAGGCCATGTACGGGGCGGCCAGGGCGAGGGTCTTCGACGTGTTCGCCGCCCACGCCGCCGCGACCTGGTCCGCGGTCTGCGAGATCAGGGCGGGGGTGGTCTGGGTGTCGTAGAGGGCGAAGAACCAGTGGGTGAGAGACGCACCAGCCGTCGCACCCGACGTGAACGTCAGGTTCGTGACCACGTCCCCGGCATGCAGGTACAGAGACGCCGACAGCATCGTTCCCGTCGCGATGGCGGCAGTGTCGGACCCGACGTCGGTCCGGTCCAGGTTCGACCGGACCAGGCCCGTCGGGGAACCGTCCCGCAGGTACGCCATCGGCCGGTACGCGGACGGCGTCAAATCCAGGACATCCACGGACCGTGGACGGGAGCAGCCCGGCGAGACGGGCCTGCGCCATGGCCGGGATCAGTGCAGCGTAGTACTCGGTGTCGCCCACGACGGGACCCTCCAAGGGCATTGAGGCAGGGGAGATGAATGGATGGTTCCCGGGGAAGGGCAGAACTCGTAGGCGGCAATGAGCCGCCGATATGGTCCGGCTCAGCCGGTGCTCAGCAGCTTCCAGGAATAGGTGTCACCGGCCGACTTCTGGCACACGTACAGCAGGTCGGCCACCCCCGTTCCGCCGTCGATGCGGGCGAAGCACCCGCGCAGCTGGACGGCCGCCGTGGGGAGCGCCGCGACATTCGTGGCGGCGATGTAGGCGGAGTTCGTGCCTTCCAGCACCAGGACATTTCCTGCGCCCCGGTCCAGGATGGATAGCTCAGACAGGACTGCCCCGGCGGTGGAGTGGCGACCCCAGGTCTCCAGGGTCTTTCCGGTGGCGTTGTATCCCACTGTCCGCTTGGCAGGCTCGCCGGTTGGCCAGACCGAGAAGTCGGCCAGGTCGACCCGCTCCCCGGCCCACAGGAAGGACTGTCGGTACTCGGAGCTGGTGTTCCATAGCCGGTTGCCGATCTTCAGTGCGGCGGTGACCGCGTTGATCCGGCAGGAGTCCATCGAGACCTGGGTGTTGGTGGAGTCGTCGATCTGGGCGAAGATCGTGTAGCGGCTATCGCCGTCGGTGGTGCACCGGTCGAACCGGACGCTCGGGCGGCCGTAGATGTGGATGCCGATCGGGACCGGAGCGCTGACCGTGGCGGAGTGGAAGCAGCCGTCGAAGGTCACCAGGGCGCCGCGGGTGTCCGACCTGCCGGAGACGCCGATCTCGACGTCGGAGGCGCCGCCGAGGCCGTTGCCCTCCCAGTAGCAGCGGGCGAAGGCGATGCCGTCAGCGTTGACGTCCGAGATCGACACCGCAGTGGCGGTGGTCGCGTTGCCGACGTTGTAGGCGAAGATGCAGCCCATGAAGGTGAGCGCGGTGCAGTACTGGGCGCTGCCGGTGAACGACCCGGTGGCCCAGCCGATCAGGACTGCGAGGTCGGAGATCCGCCACTCGCAGTTGATGAAGGTCATCGAGTCGCTGTTGTAGCCCAGCTTGAGGCCGGTGCCGCAGTACCAGGTGCGGACGTCGGTCCAGGACCAGCCGGTGCAGTCGTAGGCACTGACGCCGACGGCGAAATCCCGGATGTAGACCTGGTCCAGGCGCAGGTGTGGGGACTGGTAGAACAGCGCGGCCTGGGAGCTGGCAGTGGCCTTCCCGGGGCCCTTGAGCGACAGCTTTTCGATCGAGCAGAATGACGACCGGTTGGCAGTGAAGTTCAGCAGCGTGAATCCGCCGTTGGACTTCAGGATGCTGTTCCGCGCGCCCTGCCCGACGAGGTGCACGCCGCCGGGCTGCCAGGACGGAGAATCGGGGTCCGTCGCCGGGCCCTGGACGGTGAGCTGGCTGGTGATGAGGTAGGTCCCAGCGGGGAAGAACACCGTTCCACCCGCCACCGCTGCGGCCGTCAGTGCGGCCTGGACAGCCGCCGTGTCATCGGTGGTGCCATTGCCGGTGGCGCCGTAGCCGAGGACGTTGAAGAACCGGACATAGGTGTTGCTCAGCCCCGCGGCGACCGTGGCCAGGGCATCTGCGGACAAGTCCGCGCCATCGACGGCACCCGACGGGACGGACGCCGCCCGGGTGTTCGCCGCCATCGCGGCGATCATGTTGGCGTAGTTGACGGAATCGTCGACACCCACAGCGAACCCTACCTTCCGGTACTAGTCGGACTCGCTGCCCGAACCATCCCCCGGCCCGTCGCCACCCGGCGGGTCCGCTTGCACGGCCGTGACCTGGCCCGGTACCACCGGGGCCGGGCCGACACCGAACGCCGCCGCCTGCCGGGCCGCGTCCTTCTCCAAATCGTCTTCCATCCGGTCCTGGACCGCCGCGCTGTACCCCAAATCCGTCCACGTCTGCCGGCGCGGCACAATCCCAGCGGTGTACAGCTTCACGGCGGCGTCAGCCTTCTGCGCGACCGTCGGGGTCGACGCGTCCCGCCACACCGTCTCCATGCCCCGCACACCCACCGGGACAGAACCGTCAGCGACCAGCAACGCGAGGCGCATCACCTGCTCCCACGCCTCACCGAACGCCCGCTGCTTCCGTTCCGCCCGCTTCACCAACCGGGCCTCACTCGACCGGATCGCATCCGCGGACGCCGGGTTGTCCGTCGCCGACCCCAAATAGTGCGGGGGCAGCCCACTGACCGACGCCACCAACTGGGCGAGCATCTTCACCGTCTCGTGGTAATTCGACAGGGAAGCCTCAGCGAACTGGCCGAGCTTCACGGTCCCCTCATCGTCCGGGAACATCCACGTGTACCCCGCGACCTGCGACAGCGGCGACACCGGCTGCCCGTTCGGGTCCGTCACATCCTCCGGCTGGATCCCCGTCACCCACCGGCGCGGCAGAGCATGGAACTCCGAACCGACCATCATGTCCGTCGCGGCCTTACACGCCGCATCCGACAGCGGGATCACCGCCTCCAGGTCCGACCAGCCCTCGAACCCGAGGCTCGACTGCCGGCTCGTCCTCGGGCGGTTCACCAACGGCACCACGGGACACACCCCGAGGCCGTGGTCGTCGATCCCCACCGACCCATCCAAATCCAGGACCCACACCGTGCCCCGCAACGACCACCACGACGTCGACCCCGGCAGGTACAGCACCGCCCGCGGCACCCGCGGCCCACCATCAACCGGCTCGTCATCCCACCACGACGCCGCCGACGTGATCCGCCGCGTCCGAGGATCCCGCAACGCATACGTCTCCAACGGCGACTGCCACGTGATCAACGGGATGTCCGTGTCGACCCCCGACGACGGATCCACATCCGACAGGCCCCGCGCCCCCACCACCACATACGACCGTTTCATCGTCAACGCATCCACGTGCGCCTGATGACTACCGACATCCAGGCCGTTCGCCTGCCACATGTCCCACAGCCGCTCATCAGCCTCAGCCGCGTCACCGATCCGGAACCCCTCAACGTCGAGGCGTTCCTCAACCGAGTCGACGACCAGCTCCGGCCAATGGATCACAACCTGCCGCAGCCTGGACCCCAACTTCGCGACCAGCTCCGGGGCCATGTACGACAGCGGCTGCGTGCCCTGATAGTGGGCGTCCAACAGCAGAAGCGCCGCCTTCTCCCGCTGGTGGTGCTGCTGCAACGTCCGCAACAGCCCACGACCAGCCTCCACGAACCCACCCGTCGCAGGGAGCATCGTCAGAACAGACACGAAACCCCCTAATTGACGATCATGCGTTGGCGGGTCCGTTTCTTCAACGCCTCAACGAATTCCCCGGCAGACGTCGCGTCCCCCCACGCCTCCTGGGCGAGAGTGTCCGACATTGCTGCGTCAATCTTCTGCTTCGGTGACGGCTTCTCCAGGATGTACTTCTGCCCCGGATAAACCCGCTTCCGTGCGTTCCCCATGTGCAGGGCCGTCACCTGACACCCGTCATGCGTTGAACGCCCCGACGTCAAATCCGTCAGGGACCGCTCCAACGCGGCGTGCATCTGCGTGATCCGGTTCGTGGCCCACTCGACGAACACTTTCTCCCCATACAGGAGAGCCCAGTCGCCGATCTCCGACTGCCAGTCCCGGGGGTCGCAGTACGCCCGCAACACCCGGTACCTGGAGCAGATGTCGGACCACGCGGCGTGCACCTCGTGGCGGGGTATCTTCCCGCCCCACTGCGCCGGATCCCAATACGCTGGCCGGCTGTCCGGGCCATACGTCGGGGTGAACCGGTGCCCATCCGCAGTGACCAGCCGGATCACCGACCAGTCGTCCGTGTCCGACCCGTCAAACCCCGCAGTGACCGGCGCGCCATCAGGGACCACCCGGGCGCTGGCGTCGGAGTCCTCCCAGACCCCATCGGGGAGGAACGCACCGGACGCCCTGACCAACTTGTTGAGGAAGAACCGCGCGGCCTGCTCCGGGTCCTTCTCAGCGATCTCGGCGCACTCCGCCTCGACCGCCTCCAGGTTCACCCACCACGAACCCCGGTACACGTACGCGAGGATCTTCTTGCGGTGCTCCTTGTTCCGGTACGACCAGTGCGCCGGTGGAGGCCGGAAAAACTTGAACACACCAGACGACGTCGACTCGTACGTCCGCTGAGCGACCGAATCCTCACCCGGATCCCAACAGTTCGTCGTCTCAATCGACCGGGCATCCATGCCCGCGAGGCCACGCCGCTGGGTTTCGGCGACCTCACGCATCCCGTTCGTCTTCGTGTAGATACCCGACTCGTCCTGCAACACGAAAGTGACCGGGTTGCCGAGACGGGCCTTCGCGGACGACGTGACGGTGTCGATCCTGCCCTCTTCGCCGACGCGGATGAACTCCTCACCGACCCGCGCCGCTTCCGTCATCCAACCAGCCTTGAACATCGTCTTCAGAGGCCGGTACACGTTCAGCGTCTGATCCTTGGCGGTGGCAGTGAGCTGGATCAGCGGCGTCGGCCTGGGAATACCCATCGGCTCGCCCGGTTCGTACTCGTACTCCCAGCCACAATCACAATCATGGTCGGCGCACGAATAGTAGTCGCCCGCCGCGGCCCACCCGATGAACACCGTCGGGCCAGCGGCCTCCGCGCAAATGATCGCCGCGGCCCAAGGCCCTTTCCCGGTGTTGCAGGTCGGGATCATCTCCCGGCCAGCGAGGAACACGTGCGACGACGCCTCGACAGTGAGGCACTGCGTCTGGACCGTCGGGACCCGCTCCACCGCGACGATGCGGCGGTGCTCGTACTGAGCATGCGCGCGACCCGGCGGCTTCAGCCGAGACTGCTTGCGCTCAAGCCCGAACACCGGCATGTCCGACCTGGCAGAGAACGAGATACGCCACTTCGGTCCGGTGACCCGGCCGTTCAGCTTGGCTTCGCCCTCGTAGCAGACCGGACGGATCCCCAGCGAGTGAAGCAACTCCATAACGCCGTCCCGCAGCGCGGGCAGCGTCGTGGTGAACTCGCACTTCCCCTGTCGGACATCTGCGTAACCGTCCGTGTCCATGAGTCCCTGCAGGAGCGCCCAGCGCTGCTCCAGGGATGCCCGCAGGTACACGGCCGGAATGTGCTTTTGGTGCAGCACGCCGGCAGCGCGAAGGTCCCTCATCAGCCCCAGGGCATTTACCCTTTTGGCCACCTTCATATGCCGGATCTCGTAGCCAGCATCGGCGATCCGGTGGAATACCTCACGATCAAGACCGGTCAGCCGGCTATCGCCGGTCGTCCCGTCACCGAGCCATGCTCCGATCGTGTAGGGATCGACCGGCAGATCTGCGGCTGGCAACTCCAACGGCTTGGCGTTGGAAATCCGGAACCGGCGGGCGCCCTGGCTGTCCACCAGGTTCCCGATCAGATCCTCGGTCCGGACGCGGTCCTCGACATACGTCCCGGAGGGCGTACGTCGCTCGACCCACCACTGATGGTCCCCACACGCCAGGAGTGACGCCCCGTCCGAGAACGAGACCCGGTAGGTGGGGGACTCCCAGACCTGAGACTTCGAAAGAACCCGCGTCGGGCGTCCTCTCTCGTCGAAGACCTGGTCGCCCGGCTTCAACTCACCCATGGTCGACCAGCCCGACGGGGTCGGGACAGGCGTATCCAGGGCCAGCGCCTTCTGTGGTGCGACCACCAGCGAACGGCGGTAGAAGAAATTCGTCGACACCCGCGGCGACTCGATATCCCAGACCGCGTCCGGCCGGACCCGGTAGTGGTTCACCGTGCACCACAGTTGCCAGTCGGCCATCACGTACGGGCGGCCCTTGTGGAATCCGTCCGGTATCACACAGTGGGCCTCTATCCAGTCCGCAATGAGAAATCCGAGGCTGGGGAAGTCGACGAGAAACTCAGGCGCCTCCACCGTTGACCGCCTTCAAGCGGTCACGGGACGACGTACGGGCAGGCTGCACCTCCACCGCAGGCCGCGCGGTCCGTGCCACAGCGACCTGGTCAGTGGCCAGCCGCCACCGGTTCCGCAGCATCGCCGACGGATTCAACCCCAGACGGTCCGACCACTGCCGGGCCTCCTTCGCGTCCTCCATCGACCCCAACTCGGCGAGAACCTTGTGCCGCACATACTGCGCGACATCCCGGGACCAACCGACCTTCGCGACCCACGCCGCCGCCTGCGGGGCACGCCACGCCTCATCCCACAAGGCCCGCTCACGCTGCTCCTGCTCCGCCACCTGAAACGACAGCACGGCGACCTTCTCCTGAGCGACCATCAGCCGCCGCTCCACACCCGCCCGCATGTCCGACGGGCACTCCGCGAGTTGGTCCTCGCACCGTTCGACCGTCGACTGGGCCACGACCAGCTTCGCCCGCAACGCGATGTCCGGCAGCAGCGGCCACTCCGGGATGTCCCCCTCGTACCCCTCTGCGGGGAGAGTCAGCCATCCGTCACGGTCCAGTCCGGTGCCGCGAGCACGCCGCAACGCATTCGGGTCCGGAGGGGGACCAGGGTTCACCCGAGCGCCGCCCTTAGCCATCGTGCACCATCCATCCGCCGGCATCGCGCCAGCATCAGCCAGTCCGTGACGGCATCGCGCCGTCACGGGTCGCGCGCACATGGGCCGAGGCCAAGGTGCGCGCCAACTTCTCCGGAAGATCCGTTCGGCGCAGCGCAGACAGGACCGGCCCGTCGGCAGCGCACCCCAGTCCTACGGGAATGCTCAAGATCAGTTCGCCAGATGAAACATTCAGCACCCGTCACACACTTGGCGGCCCTTGCCGACGGTCACGGTCGGTGATGATCGTTAAGGGTATC